AGCAGTTTGAATCCAACAGTAATGAATCCTTGGGTCTAGAGCCAACCTCCCGATAGGAACCCTAACGATATCTTTTAACATCTGCCCAAGAGTTACATAATAAGCCATAGTTGCGGGGTAATCATTATACAATGAAAACTCCGTAACCACATCTGTCCATTCTTGAACTACGTTGGGTAATTCTGTTCTTTCCGGTCGTGAATCATCTACGAAATTATCGAAGTCTAATTTTTCTAGAGCCTCGTATAACTCCCATTCATCCACGTCTAAATCTTCTGCCATTAGTATTTCACCTCATTTTCTGAATTTAATGCTTCAATAATATTAGAAGCAGTTGTTTTACCTATCTTTTCCACCTTACATAGTGAGTTATTATCTTGCATAGCAATTTCTAACACGCTAAGATGTTCACTAAGAAGGGCTTTAGCCTTCTTTGGTGTGATTCCTTTAATGCAACACAATAAATCAACTCTCACATCGTCTGTGCGAGTCTTTTTAGGGAGCATTTTAGTCATTTTAAAGTCTTTGTTAGCGTGATAGGCACACGCAACAATGAATTGAGCCGCAGTATCGGCATCTAATACCCAATTTGTCTTAATTTCTGTATTTAAACCAATAGAAGACAACGCCCCTAAGAACATTTTCTCTAATTTTTGTTTCCAGCCCGGAATATTTGTCCTTGTGTGCTTCAAATATGCTCCCACATCAGACAATCTTCCATAAACTAACAAAAAGTTACGTTCATATGAGTCTTCCATGTTACTTAACTGATTAAACACTCTTTTATTCCTAACCGAAGCCAAAAAATCTTCAACAGACTTTGATTCAATGCAAATATTACCAATAACATAGTCGCCAACCTCAAGATGTCTCTTTTCGGTCTTCACATTTGCTAATTTTGCATACCTTTCCACCGCATCGGAGAGAACTGAGTCTTCTCTTAGGTCAATTAGAATCATTCTCCTTCCTCCTTCGGGTATCTCCAACATTTACCTACACAGTAGCCCTTGCTAATTAAAGTATTGCATGAAGGGGCCATATGTCGCTTTCTAATCACATAATCTGTAAATTTGTGAGTTTTTGTAGCGTTGTAGTCAATCCAAACATCTTCGTTATTTGCAATCGTCTGAATCTCTTCGCAAATAATGTTTGTAATATCATCCAAAGCATCGCCACTAACCTCACGGGGTTTACAAGTAAGACCGTTTTCTGCGATAACTAAATCAGAAAGCAATTCATTATACCATTGAACTAAATAATGTCTCGCTTCGTGTCTTGGGTTCTCAGTCATAATTGCAGACCTTAGACACGGGATAATAGGTAATACGCCCGGTGATTCAACTGATTCGATTTCTACTTCGGCCATACGCATTTCCTTAACTTCCGGCCATTGAACAATCTTTTCACCATAATACTCAGGTTCAATTTTTCTTGGGCGTTTAGACACCTCTAGAACGTGTTCTAAGGGCTTTGAAAGGTCTTGGGTAGTAAGGACTACCGAAAACCTTTTTGCGCCCATATGATAGGTGTTCTGAACCCTTCTAAGACGAGCCGTGTTAATCACCCTATTATCAAGTCTTGGTGATTTATAAACTACATCATGACAAATATCAAAGAAGGCTTTTACCTTTCGCAAATCAAAGGTGCGCTTCCCGTAAACAAAGATGTAAAACCCTCGACCTGAGAAAGCCATTGTGTGTTTTAAGTCTTTTTCTAATAACCAATTGTGCAACCTTTTTAAATCTGTGTATGCATCCTCAAGACTTTCTTCGCCATGCGCGTCAATGTCTAAAAATAAACGGTCAATTTTAACTGTGTGCTCTAACCCTCGATTATGTGAAAATTCATCGTAGTCATATACAGATGTGTATACATTCATTTTACCATTATAAGCGCGAATAAAATTAATGTAATCATCACGGTTTTTAACTACTACACGACGCGGTTGAATCGCTGATTCTAAATGGGAACCCGCCCACATTTCTCGAGGAAACTTCATCTAAATCACCTGTTTTGTGTCTTTCTTAATTTGTTCTTTTAACTCTTCTTTCGAAAGAGATTTCATCCCCTTTTCAAATTGTTCTTCAAGAGGGTCTTGCACTTTTGGGGTTTCCTCTTGCACTTGCATAACAACTGCCGCCTTCTCTAAATTTTCTAAAATTAGGGGTCTAATTTCTCTTGCAAAATTAGTTTTAAACATTTGTAGAATTTCAGAATACATACCTGTTGATTCTACTAAATAACTTAAACTATAATCGTAATTACTAAGTAATTCGTCAAGTGTTTCATCGAGTTTCATAACCTCTCCAAAAGTCCACGGACGATTGAGTAATTGCACTACTAAATCCTTTTCAGAAGAAATCATAGGTATCTCCACCACCTGCGGCTTCACAATTTTTATTAAACCCGCACTTATCACACTTCTTCCAAAAATACTTGTAGGGGAAGTCTTGTGTAAGATATGCGTCTACAAGTTTACCAAGTGAAGCCAAAACCGAAGTCATTGAACGAGGTTTTACTTCTTCAACGTAAAGATAATTGCTAGCAGGGTAAAACCAACCCCAATGGGTAATACCAATAGCGGGGTCAAGACCTGCGGCAATTAGCGTTTCAGCCGTGGATTCTTCAAATAACAATTGATAGAAAGCCATTTCTTTACGCATCATTGTCTTTTTGCTATCCTTCCAAGCACCTGTCTTAAGTTCGAGAGGAATGTAGCCATCATCACCAATAAAGATACGGTCAATAATTCCCTGAAGATGAACGTTCACACCATTAACTACAAACTGTGCGTCCAATTGAACCTCATTACCCGATGGGATAAATTGGTCTATTGTGCCTTCAGTAATACATTCAAGGAATCTTTCTGCATTCCAAGCCGACATAGCGCGGTAAATATCCCTTGACTCTTCATCATCACCTTCAGGGTAATAATCCCTAAAGTGCTTTACAAGCATAGATTGGTCGTCAATAAACGGCATCGCCTTTTCGATATCAACTGCCTTCCAAAAGTCTTCTTGAGCGTTATGCACCTTTGTTCCACGAATCATCGCCTCATTAACTTCTTGTTTTACCTTACCCTTACCAAGAGGATTGTAATTCATCTCGTAAGAAGCGGGGCAGAAGTTAAATGAACCAAGAGAAGACTTTGTAATTTTAAGGACAGGTCCATCTTCTGCATCAGGGTTCCATTGATATGTAAACCCGTTATTCAAATCCTTTTCGCTCCATTCTGTTACATACGTCATTTTCATTCCTCCAATATTCTTCGAGCAAAGGCTACTGCTACCTTTTTACATTCACTACAATGTAGTTCAGCCTCAACGTGTTCTTCTTTTTCGTTCTTAAAAAGCACACGCTCTTTTACTGTTTTCCAATTATGTTCACAATTCATTCTTCTTCCTCCATCAATCTTTCTAGATACTGGATACTTTTTCTAACCTTTTCGATTTCGTGTAATACATCACCAAAAATACATTCAACCAAGAATGAAAGTTCATTCTTTTCTACTGTCCAAAAATCTAGTTTATCGGACATATCATTTGCACAAGAACTACACACATCCATAAACCATTGAATATCCAAATTTCTAACAGTCATTCTTTCGTGCATCAATCTCATTCTTTCATACATGCTCATGCTTTCATCTCCTTTAGGTTATCAATTAATTCCGAGGCTTCTCCCCTTGTTAATGTTTCAGTTACGCTATCAATATCTAGTTTGTGGTTTTTCTCCTTACACAGTTTCTTGATGTATTCAATCTGTCTAAGGGTTACGGGTCCATCGGGATTCTTAACGGTTTTAGAACCGCCTGAAGAATCAATGGCTTTACGTCTAAGTGACGCAGTAGTTTCATCGTGGCAAACACGACATACTTCAATTACGTTAGAACGTGCATGAATAAGGTATTCTCTTCCGAGGTCGCGGCATCGTCCTTGAGAAATAATATGATGCCATTCAGTTTCACCGGGAGTTAAACAAATAGAACACGTTCCGGTTTTAACCCAAAACTGTCTTTCTTTCTTAACTACTCCCAATAAATCGGAATCAATTTCCTTAATCATATCTTCTAGTTTCTTTTTACGTTCATATAATTGAATCATTGTTTTAACATATGTTCCTTCTTTCTTTCCCATTTTACCACCACTTGTCTAATGACCGTTGATAAATGTCTTTCTTAATTAACCCAATAGGTAAACCCAAACTTTCAAAAATTAGTTCGGATTTATTGATAACTTCTGCTTGAGCGATGAATTCATAATCAGGAGTAAATTGTTCCGCTTCTTCAATTCTTTTGAAAGCGATGTAATTTGCTTCTTTCGAAACTCCGTCAACTAAATAATATTTTTCATCTAAATCTGAGTTATCCATTCTCATAAAGAAATACGAATCTCCTTTCTCAATCTTACCGTATTCCTGTTGATTGTAATAAACAATCCCTGCTACTCCACCTGCGATGACTTCATAATCTTCAAGATTTTGACGTAGGCGTGAACGCTTGATTACCTGTTTCAAATCAACTTCAGCCTTTACAATCTTTGCATAGGCTTCGTTGCAATACTTAATAATCTTGTCTTCATCTTCAAAGAGCGAAACCATCTTAAGAAGTTTTTCCTGATATTCCTTAGCATAAGGTGTTTCGTTGCTCTTTTTCATTTCAAACCCCATTACGAAGAATTTGTTTTCTTCTAAGAAATCGCCATCTTTCCAAGAAAGCCAACCGCAGTAGCGATTCTTTTTCTTGGTTAGAAAGAACTTCTCAGCAAACTTTTCAAACTCGAGTTCCACGGGGTCGCGGAAGACCTCGCGGCTAATGTAATGGTTAAGTTTCTCTCTCAATTGGTGAGCGTCTTCAACATCGCGGACCTTGATAAATACGGAGTCTGTGTGTCCATAGATAACTTCGTAGCCGAGTTCCTGTGCTTTGAAAGCAGTAAGACGCATAGCACGTCGAGCGGAAGCAGTAATAGACTTAGCCATTTCCATATCCCCCCAACCGTAGCCGTCTTTTGCTAGAATTCCATAGAAAGCATTGACGGCTCTTTTTGTAGCCATTTGCGCTGAGTTCCACTTTCTCTTCTCTTCATCTGTTGTAGCCTCCTTCATCAATTGTTTATATTCTGCACGAAGGTCCATCATTTCCATAACAGCCTTAGGTAGCAAACCTACACGCTCTTTCTCAAAATGAATATCAGGTTCACCTTCAAAGTGAGCGAGGGATTTAGGCGTATTCCACCAAATAGGATAGCCTTCAGAAGATTTCGTTTCCCAAGAAATGTTATTGCTAGCCATCATCGTTGGGTAAAGAGATTTGAAGTCAAAAATTGCTACGTTTTCGTGAAGCCCAAATGTTTTGTAATATCTTGGGTCCATAACGAAAGCCGCTTCGAATTTTTCTTTATTACCCTTCACACCTGTTGGTGGAATCCAATCGGCCTTTCGCATGAAATACATACCACCCATTTGAGAGTTGTGGTATGTATTCCCGAATGGGCAGACAATTAGCCGTTGAAGGGCCATTTGATTTTCTGAAACATTCATCACTTCATCAATCTTTACACACAATTCAACGTCTACCATAGCATAGTCAAGATAAGTCTGCGTATCTTCTAACCATCCTCGCTCATAAAACTCCTGCCCTTCAAACTTTTGGGACACAATCTTCTTTTGACCCAAAACTCGAGATGAACAATAATCAAGAGAAAGTGAGGGTAAGGTTCCCATTTGTGAGTCAATCCAAAGACGCTCGAACCTGTCCATTAAACAAACAGTCAAACGACCGTCAATTACTTGGTCGCTATTGTAATACTTATCTCCCTTAAAGTCAAAACTAAATTCTCTATTTCCTTCATCGTCTTTCTTATAAAGGTTTTTAATTTGTTTTAAGGGCGACATTTCTAATGGGTTAAGACCAACTGCAATCATTCTGCGAATGATGAAAGGAATATCGTATCCCATGATATACCAACCAAGAATCATGTCGGGGTCTTCCTTTTTAATCTTACGAAGGAAGTCCCTGAACATATGTTCTTCAGAAGTATAAATACTAAGGGTATATCCTTCCGCTTTTAATTCATGTTCATGACCTTTAGGAAACCAAGTCATTACAGTATATTCATTTGTATAGTTATCATATAAACTGAGAACCGTAACCTTGCCGTCATGTTCACCGCCTACTTGAGTTTCAATATCAAAATACCACTTACGCAGTTCGTATTCCGGAATCTTAGTCAAGCAATCAAGGGAATACAAACGGGTGATATCAACGTCTGCTTGGTAGGTTTGAATGGCTTTGTTATGAAATGCTTCCTTGAGGTTATATCTAACCATTGGGTCTTCATAATAAATCCTGTAAAGTGTATCACCTTCGAGATTTTTCCATTCACCGACTTCCACTTCAAAATTATAAGCCTTGTCGTTACCCCATTTATCCTTTGAAACAATTCTGTTGCTCATAGTTAAATTAGATAAGTCCGTAGCCTTAACATAGAAGTAAGGTTTAAAATTTACTTCTTGGGTCATTCTCTCCCTTTTCGAGTTCCTGTATCTCACGGCTACTCTCTTCGTCGTCTTGTTGTAATCTATAATCATATTCAATTCCACCTATTTCTATTCCATCACCACTAAGTTGCTCTTGAAAAGCATACTTTAGTGTTTCGATAAGATAGGGAGGTGAATCCCATCTTTCGTCTGTATCAATCTCAATATGAAGAATTAGTTTCATACCAATTCCTCAGAAATTAGAAGAAGGACTAAATAACCCATTAGGTCTAAAATCGTGTCCTTCTCGTTCTCAATCTGCATATTCCCACGAAACATGCGATTGAGTTTATCATCAATGCGAATGCGAATACCTTCAGAAGCCTTACCTTTACTAAAGATACGCACGGGGTCAAGCGCAGAATTTCCATAGGAAAGATTCTTCGCATGAAGCATCGCTTGAATTTCGTCTAATACTGCTTGCACTTTATCGTTAAAATTATTCTCCATTATTACACACCTCTCTTGAGAGACAATAGGTAAGGCAGGTTTCGCAATAAGACAGTCCTACAAGGGAAGCAATAAGGTCAACAAATTTTGTTTCACGGTCTTCCATAACCCAAAGGTCTTCCTTTGTATAATCAGAAATAGAAGAGCGGATTACTGAAAACGCCTTACGCATTCCATTCTTACCATAATCTCCATAACTCTTAACAATCATCATCATCATCTCCGAGTAATTCATTACCTACGGAAACAACAGACCAAGCCGCGATTGCCCATAACAACCCTAACATCATTCTTCCTCCCTTACTTCAAGTTGGGCTTGAAGAAGATGTCGTAGCATTTCTCTTTGACCCATAGCAAACGCTAGATGAATCTTATTACTATCACCATAAAGTTTTAGGAATAATTTTTCATCTTTGTTCATCTCATGTAGCATTCTATCAATATTTGCTTGAATAAATTCAATTGTGTCTATAATATTCATTTTAATCACCTCGCGTTCTCTCGCGGAGCGCGTAAGATTGTAAGTGCTTGAGTAGCAAATACAATCGGTCTTTCGTCTTCGTATAGAATAACGACTCTATCTTCACCAACGGCCTTTAGGATATTACCAATAGGTAGGGAAACTTCCACAGTAGCCGCATCCCCGTTGTAATTTAGGGGAGTAATATCTGTTGAAACTGACTGTCCACGTTCTTCAGAAGATACGTTGAAATCACCATCGTTAAAGTCAAGTTTAAAAACTGAGTTACCAACTTTTTCAGCCAAGTTCATAGCAGGGATAAGGTCTTCAGAATCAACCTCAATCCAAGTAGACATTGAAAGTTTTTCAGTAACCTGAGTTTCTTCACTTGATGTAATAGAACGGCGAGTCATGTCTTGTAGTTTTGAACGTGCTCGAATAACCATATTCATGTTATCAATACGTTCAAGAACGGGAATAGTTACAATAGAACCGTCAATACTCATTCGTAGTGTGTTTGTATCAGCGACAATTGTTACATCGTTATCGCTAAGATACTTACCCAAAATATCTGTATTGATGCTAACACCACCGGCAGTTGCATTTTCAACACGGTGGCGATAGACTACATAAGTAGCAGGGTCGCCGTTGTGAAAGTATAACATATTTTCCGTTGCAGTAATGTATACCTGATGAGGCAGACCTTTCTTTCCTGCTGACATACCTTGATTATATTTACCATCAAGACAGACAATTTTTAGGATATTCTTTAACTCTTTACCATTAATTGTAAACTTCATATCATCACCTTTTTAGGCTCATAAACACTAAGATAATAGCACCCCTAATCAAAAACGTATTACTCAGAGAGTTCCGTCCTTGATTTGAGAAAGACCGGACCAATTAACAGACCCGTCCTCATTTTCAAAAATTGTGAAGGATTGTCCCTCGTTTTCAGCATTCGTCTTACTCTTGACGACCTTTGCGTGTAGTTTAGTATTCTTTCCACGCTCTTCTCGAGAAGTAATGATGTGCTGATACAACTTTGCAGTTGTAGATTTTTCCCAATCTGGCTTCATTCCAACCACGTTAAAACCATCGTGAAGTTCTTTCATATGTGTGATAAAGAACTTGTGACAATTTAGTTGGCAAGCCGCCTTAAACAAACGTTGGTATTCTTGGGTCCGAGCAAACCATTGTGTCGGAACCATCTTCACCTTATCTGCCGCTCTTGGGTCGCCGCCCTTAACGTGATTAAGACGAGCAATCATGTTTGTAGTATCCAACCATGTATCAAGCCCGTCAAAAACAATTGCCTTAACCGCTTTAACTTCGATAACTTCATCATCAAAAACAATCTGTTTTGTCTGAATTGCTTCACGAACCATTCCAATAAAGAATCGCGCCATATCTGCGGTAGCCAAGTAATCAACGGTCATGTCGTCTTTGTAAACGTGGGGGTTATAAATAAACACCTTGTCGTCTGAAGACCAATGTTGTCGCCAAGTAGGTTCTGCACCTTCGTCAAAGTCGAGGACAAAAACCCAATGAGTTTCCTTTTCCTCTTCTGTTCGACAGTCAATAGCCATACCTGTTTTTCCTGTGCCGGGGTCACCCGAAATACCACAGATTAGATAGGCAGATTCTTGCTTTAGCAACTCTCGACGTTGTGTAAACGCCTTTGCTTTTGCTGCTGCAAAACTGCTTGCTTCATCTACATTCTTTACTTCTTTTAGACCTTTAGCGGCCATTCCTTTACTGCTTGTAATTCCCATTTTCATTCCTCCTTAAATTCTTCAATTAGGGTATCTAGTTGATTTTTGTGCACAATGCGTGTAAACATCTTTCCGCTTTTCATGTGAAAGCGAACAGAATATGCCTCCCCGCCATCGTGCTTCCACTCGATAGACTCAACCTCTTTCATATCGAGCACGATTTCATTCATTTTAATAATCATTTCTATCACCTGAGGTTGGGGCTTCGCACCCCATTGGCCGTCATTTTGCTCACGACTAAGCGGAGTTTAGCCTCAGAAGAAATCTACTTCGTCAGCGTTTGCCTCCGTAATGCCTTCAGGTGCGCCAGTTGCATTTCGCGCATAAACACCATAAAGGTTGATTGTTACGGGGTTAAACTCGCCATCAATAGGCATCCCGTCTTCATCGCGCTTTTGTGTTTGGTTTGTGCGACCTACAACGATAACATCTGAACCTACACCAAAGTCAATTTCGACTCCTTCAGGAATCCAAATCGGTGTGGATTCAGGGATATCCTCGTCGGAGAAACCGTAGTTTGCGTCAATGGGTTCAACCCACATAACGCGGTTTCCGGTCTTCTCATTCGGAGTTAGATTCATTGAAGTTACGATACCATCTGTAACCACAAGACGTGTTCCCTGCTTCTGTTGAATCTGTTCGTGGAACGTATCAAGTTCCATCAAATCAGCGAGATATTCAACCATGTGTTCTGCAATTGCTTCCTCATAATCAACAGAAGAAACATCGAACCAACGCTCATCATCCTCATCGAGTGTATCAATGTATTGGATAGAAGCACGGGTCTTACCCTTGATACCATAAATCGCATTTCGTTCCTCGTTAAACATACCGTAAAGACTGAGAGGACGGAAGGTTTGAACACGGAAGTTCTTTGCATCATCGCCCTTCAATTGCACAGTCCAAAAGCCGGTATCTTCTCCAACCTTACCACCAATGAAATGAGCGCGAACAACCCATTCTTCAGAAGGTAGTGGCTTACCGTAATTCTTGTTTGCATCACCGGATGCCCAAGCCTTTACTGCATCAAGAGGAACAATCCAACGGTCTTCTCCTACTTCCATAGCAGAACCGGGGATTTGTCCTACAACCTTTGTTTCCCATTCATCATTGTGATAACGCGTTGCTTCGTAATCACCATCAGAATTGACTTCAACGAGGGCAACCAAACCATCTTCAAGAGTTTGATTTTCGTCCGCATTGAAACGAGATAGAACGCTCTTACGCTTCCACTCCATCATATCACGAACACCTTCAACGGCTACAAAATAACCAACACCTGTGCTTCCATATCCACCACCCGTGGTTCTTGCACCTGCAATACGTCCACGGGCAAAGTTACGGGTAAGAACAAGTGCGGTCAATTGTGCACGTTCCTCCGTTACGTCAAGGGAATTGCTCAAAGCAATTTCCTGAAACTTTTCGGTCATTTCATCTTCAGTCATTTCTAGCCTCTTGGCTAATCCATTCAATTCTTTTCTTACTCGTTCTAGCATTTTCAATCCCTGCCTTTCTTTCACTTTACCAAATTCGCTACAAACCAATTCACAAGAACTTTGGGGGTCACAGAACGCGACCTCCATTCCATTTCTCCTACGCTCGCTACGACCTTAAAGGATTGGGTGTTATCCAAATCCATAGACGTTACGGCTTGTAGGAGTTTAGCACAAATATCTGTTACAGAATGTCCACTAAGGACTAGTCGCTCCAAGAAGGCCACGGCCTCCTTTGGCTTTGATTCAATGTTCTCAATACAACGAACATAGGGAACAAGACCTTCTGAGTTTAGATTCTTAGGAGATTTACCTGAGAAAATACAAGCCTGAAGTTCGTTAATTGCACGGCGGAAATCACCACCGGAAATGTCCACTACTTCACGGACCAATGTATCATCAAAGTCTGCTCCAATAGATTCAACAATACGACTCAATCGTTCAACCTGCACTTCTGCAGGAATTGGTTCAAGCAAATAATTTGCACACCGAGAACGAAGTGCCGAGTCAATTGCGTAAGGGTCATTTGCAGTAATCACAAACCGGACGTTTTGATAACGCTCCATAGTGCGCTTTAGTGCGCGTTGTGAATCACGGGTCATACCCTCGATTTCATCAAGAAGCACAATCTTAAACTTAGAATCAACGTAAGACTTATTGCTACAAAAATTGCTAATAGTCTGACGAACTGTTTCCAAGCCTCGGTCTTGTGATGCATTGATTTCCAAGAAGTCGTCGCGCTTTGCATCACCAAGGAAGTGATTTCCAAGAACGTGAGCAACGGTTGTTTTACCAATTCCGGGCCGTCCGTATAACAATACGTTAGGCATATCACCCCTCTTAATCCACGATTCAGCATCGGCTACAAGTTTAGGTTGCCCGATAACTTCTTCAATTACATTCGGTCTATATTGTTCTGTCCAATTCATGTTCATTCACCAATCACACATTCTGCCGTTAATACGTAACCTGCTACACTTACGGCGGAGCGTAGCGAGGAAATAACCACCTTAGCGGGGTCAATAATATGGGATGCTTTATCCCAAGAAGTAATCTCTCCTTCTGAGAAGACGGGCACGTATTTTCCCGCCTTCTTTACCAAAGCCATATTGTCTTCAAAACTAGCGTCATTGTAATTAGACATAATCTTACAAAGGGGAGCCATCAATGCAAATCTAATCCAAGAGGGCAAATCCTTAGAAGCGGCCATGTTAGTAAATAATGCACCACAACCGGGGACTACACCTTCTTCAAGAGCGGCCCGTGTTGCATTTAGCGCATCATCTAAGCGGTCTAATTTATTCTTAATCTCTTGTTCTGAAATACCAAAGACTTCAATAATAGCGGCCTTAGCATTTAGTCGAGCCAATCTCGAGTTATGTTTTTTCTTGTAAAACTCGTTTTCAGCAAGGGTCAAATCGTCTGCAATTTCACTAATACGAATCTTGATTCGGTCGCCTTCGTAATCAATAAAGGTCGTCTTATCATTTGTAATAATAACCTTTCCAACAGTAGCCATTTCTTCTGCTGTAATATCAGAAAGACGCATACCAATTTGTTCATTGAAAAAGACTGACCCTGTAATAGCGGATAAGTCGCCAAGTCGCTCATCCTGCCAAAAAGAAATATCTTCTGCCTGCACTACACACATTTGGAAGTTTCCTGATGATACGTTAATAGCAACAGACTGAAGGGCCACACCCGAGATTTCCCGACAAACTACAACCAATGGTTTCTTTTCTGCCTGAGAGATTTTGATAGCCGGAACCAACTCTTCAAATGATTGAATGCTAGCGTTGCTAACCAAAACAAGCGCGTTTTCCATTACAGTCTTTGGGCCTAAAATCTTCTTGAAAACGGGGTTAATATATCCTTTTTCACATTCATATCCATCTACAATAGTTATTGAATCTTCACCTTTAGCAGAAGGTTCAACAGTAATGATACCTTCCTTACCTACTTCCCTGAAAGCATTAGTAATAAGTTCAGCCAATTTTGCATCTCCGTTAGCGGAGATGGTAGCCACCATTAAGATTTCTTCATCCTTAGTAATAGGGGCAGTTAAACCTTTAATAGACTTGATAATCTCTTCTGCCGCTTCTTCTAACTCACGTCGAATTTCGGCACGGGGTTTCTTGCTATTGGTTACTTCATTGAACCCGTAGCGAATAAAAGCATCCGCAAGAACGGTGGCGGTTGTAGTCCCATCACCTGCTTGTTCTTGTGCTCTTTGTGCTACTTCAATGAGAAGTTTAGCACCCGCATATTCATAGGGGTCTTCAAGGACAATATGCTTTGCAATTGTTACACCATCATTCACAACCAATGGTGCAATATCACCCTGTCGGTTGATGATTACGGATTTAGTAGCAGGGCCAAGTGTGCAACCTACTGCATTAGCAACTTGTTCAATACCACTTCGTAGGGCATCACGCGCTTCCATTCCAAACTTCATGCTACCACCGCCAAAATTTCAAACAAGTCAAGGGCTACATAATTTACATTATCCCATGTAAATTCGAAACCATCCTTGAATACGACTCTATCACCTGTATTAAATCCTGTGTTAGAATCAACCACGATACCAATATAAGGTTGAGGGGCATAATAAATACCATCGCGGTTTCCTTCATCCTTTCTTACAATTGTAATATTCTTTGTTGCTTTAATCATTCTTCTTCCTCCAAGTAATAAATTCGCTCAAATGCTTCAGTAAGTAGTGAGAAAAATATAACTAACCCAATCAATACCAATAGTGGGACAATGCTCAATGCATCACCCCCCAAAAGATTACAACCAATGTTACAATGTTTACAATTGAAACTGAAATTGCAATTTGGTTAGTGGTGTGTAGTTCATCCTTCATCTTAACTACTTCTCGTAGCATTGTTTCTCCTAGTTCAATCAAGTTTTCCATATCTTCTTTCATATTCTTCCACCGCCTCTTCAGGGCTATAATTACTTTCGTATAATTCTGCTAGCAATTTCATGCTAATCTTGTGGGTCTTCGTGCTATTCCACACCCATGCGACCCACACCGCATAGGGTATTCCTTCGCTTCTTCTCATAGGAAATCCTCCAATGTTGTCTTAGTAGCCTTCCTTTTTGAAGGTTGTTTCTTCTCCTTTTTGATACGCAACACCTTACATTCTGCCTCATCAAGTTTCGACGCCGCCCACTTTGCATATTCAGGATTCTGAATCAAAGACTTGATAAGGTAAGCATCATCGGGACGTAGGCCAAGTTTCCGGCAGATATCAGGTGTTGGGTTATTGCTCTTACGCTGAGGTGGTTCAATAGTCTTATATGACCCACCGTTAAATGAAAACGCGAGTAGTGCGTAAAAATACTCAACAGGCCAACGGTGCATCGTTGATGCCGTAAAGGTAAGCATATCAGACTGATGATTCTTAGACACCCAAGATAGGATTTGCATAGGAGCAGGTTTTAGAATTTCCATACCTTTAAGAAACTCCTTTCTATCCTTCATCTTAATATAAGCACTAGTCATGTTCCAAATGTTATCTTCCATTACAGTAACCGAATCACGATTAGGTGCAATTAGATTTAATCTAACATCATGCCAATTTTTACGCCCACAAAGTTTAACTTGACAAGCATTCATAATTGACTTAGGAACATCTTTCTTGTTATGACTTGTGAGAATGACTCTCTTCTTAGCATAAATCAAATCAAGAATTTTATCCTTGTTAGCCTTGTGATGCACGTCTTCAATAATAATAGCCACATCAGATGGAAAAGAATACGGGTCGTCAATCAAAATGTTATCTGCATAAAAGATAACATAAGGACCACGCGCCTCGGCCTTAGCACTAAACGTTTTACCCGTTCCGCCCTTTCCAATAAATATCTTCGGTTTCGTCATTCAATATCGCCTCGAAATCTTCTCTTTTCATTTCAATATGGTCCTTTTCTTCGACCACGTTTATTCCACGTTTAAATCTACCCCAAGCATTACTCTTTGCTGGAGATAGCGGAATGATATTTGCAATTGCAATAATGTCCGCTTGACGTGAAATAACTAACATATCCCGATGTCTTTTTGGTTCGGGGATACGTTTTGGTTCAATGTTAAACAATGAACCTAACCCTCGCTCTATCCCATCAGTCATACGCTTTGGCGCACGAATTGTAATATCATGTCTAACTGTCCACCCTGAACGGGTATCAGCCTTAACGATTTTTAGACGGGGTGTAGCGGTTGTTAATAAAATACCTGCCATTTGTTCTTCTGTATACATTATAGTCCACCCATTACTTCGTTCAAATCAATTTCCCAAAGGTGAAATTGTTTGTGTCCAAATAGAAATAAACCGGCTCCGTCTTTGGGACCGACATATGTTTCTGCACAAACGAAACAATGAACCTTGACGATTTCACAATTTTCTTTAGAAGAGTCTGCCGCTTTAATATCTAAGACATTCCCTTCAGTAATTGCATCATCGTCGAATTCATCAGTCCACATGGTTCCTCAAATAATCTCTAAGTGTCTTTGATTTATTAAAGGTTTTGATTTCTACCGATTCTTCTGTTGTCGGTTTATTCTCTCGAGAGAGATTAAATTTTCCCTCTAATAACATATTACGAACTTTTTCTACCGCTTTTAGGAAACGTTTTTGCTCATTAATTTTCCACTCATCGAAGCAAGTATTTTCTGTAAACAGCATTAAATCTTCATTTAAAAATTCGTAATAAATTACTTGAAATACTTTTTCAAGTGCACTACGATTATCGGAAGGACCTTCTTCAGAATCGTAATGAATTTCTTCCCATTCAACTGAGCGGGTCGTCATGTATTTCCTCCAATACCCATCGAAGTGCTTTCACTACTCCGCGAAGTGCGGTGTAATTTCTAAGACATTCTGCATTCTGCGATTGAGTCATGTCGCGGGCCATAAATAGATTATACCAATGGCGTTTTGTGTGCTCCGCGTCCTCAAGCATTTCGTAAATTTCTTCTTCAGTTCTCATGTTTATTTCTCCTTGTAATCGGGATGGTCTTTAGGCAACCTATGTAGTCGCCGTTCTGCGATATTACTAATCAACGAACCGATATTAACCACGGCTTGATTAAAACGCTTCTCAGCGACCTCATCATTTTGCGGAACCATTTCATACCGCACACGCTCCAATGCTTGAGCGATAATATCGGAATCCATAATTGCATTAGCAATTTCATACTCTCCATGTGTTACCGTTTTAATCCTCGGCATTTTTATCACCTTTTACTGGTAGGCCATAGTATAGCAAACCACTATACAAACCTGAAGCATAAGAATACATGTCGTTCAACTGTGTGTGTAATTGTTTGTATCCAGACTTTTCAGCCAAATCACGGGCTGAGTCAATCATCTCTAACAGCGTCTTCATTCCATTCCCCCCATTCTTCTTCGTTTTCTTCAACGACTACTTCAGAATCTTTTGGGTCAATGAACGTTAGATAAGCAAGACGAATATGGGCATCTGTAACCCTTGCCCTTTCGGACTTCTTTCCTGCTTCTAAAACTGCTACACGGATAAGTCCCCGTGAGAGTAGGTCAATTCTTTTAGCCAATTCTTCAACCGCGTCACCTGTAATTCCACGGTCTGTTTCTTCTTTACATAGTCGCTTTACTTCCCTGATGCTAACCATTTCTTCATTCCTCCTTCTGAGTTAAAAACTCTTACCTGTCCATCTGTCTTGACGCAGAACCATAGGCTCCCGACAAGGGACGTAATGAGCCATATTTCCCAATGCTTCTTTAACATTCCTAAACTTTTGACTTCGATACCCGAACCATACATTTGTGAAAACAAATGACTAACAATGGTTAGGTTATCATGCACATATTGTGCGACAAGTGGTTGCTGAATGTCGGCCCAAATGTCGCCTCTAATTTCGAACATACCTGTTCCCCGACACGCGGCACATTTATTACCACGGCATACAGGACATTCGATTCTCCTTTCTCCGTTAGTAGGAAACCTCACAACTCGAATTGTGGGCTGTTCACTACCTTCGTCATTCGTTCTCCTTCCGAAGTCTTTTCCCATTTTAGATGTTCCCCCTTACCAAGCACAATTGCTGAATGTAGGGCAGGTCGCCAATTTCGTAGAGTTCGGTTGTCTGTTCCACTCCAAAAGGCATAGCCAAATGGGTGTGTGTGAATCCAACAACGTAGAGGCAAACGCATACCGCGAAGATTTACACCCTCATAGTCAACAAAACCCGGCGAACCGTGGTTCAAGAATAGGTTGTTATCACGGTCCACGATTACGGAAACTTCCAATCCACCAAGGGTTTCAGTAGATTGCTTCCAAATCTCATCAAGGAAGGATTCACATTCATAATCACCACTAAACATTTCCTTGATTGGTGTCTGCCAAACTTCCGCTTCAACGCGGTTATATTGGACGTTTAGTGGGGCCTTTGGTTCATTGTTTCGGAAGAAAGAAGTTACCTGTCCTCCCTTGTAAATGTCCTGATTAACCTTAATGTGTAGGGTATCATCGTTTTCAATAACACCACTACCATAGGTTTCTTCGAAATCATCAGCGAACAAGTCTTCAATTTCTTCCAAGTCGTCACCTTCCTCGACAATGATGGCGTAAATTCGTCCATCATCCTTCATAAAATCGTAGACATTTTGGCGTTGCTCGTAGGTAAGACACTCATACCATGCATCAACGAATTCATCTTCAATCTCCAATGCTCCTTCAATTTCTTCCATTTTCATGCTTTCATCTCCTTTTGTTTCTTTCGCTTACAATGTGTGCATCGGTCGCTCATTTTTCTTCCCGCCAAACCGCGACCACAGTTTACGCAAAATTTCTTTTCTTTAGCCATTCTCATTCCTCTTCTAATCTTCCAACACAGTCTTCCGGATTACTGTGAACGTAACCCTTCGTTCCATATGTGCCTGTTGATACCCAAATAACCGACAATCCTTGTTCGATTCTTTGACGACACCAACGGCAATATGCGCGTCCTGTTGCATATTCAACCATTTCACGCACTCACCTGAATGTGTTTGTGGACTTCTTCATCGTTAAAATAACGCTGAATCCATTCAGCACCATAACCTGCAACCGCGACGTGAGTAAAGTGAACACCCGCATTACTGCGGTCCCACGCATCACCTTGGCATGAAAAAGAACCATCAGGTCCGGCGGTTAGCGTTGAATAAAGTTTCTTGTCCTCTTTGAAGCAAACAAGCAAACCCATTCGTCCTTGAGCGCGAAGGTCAAGCCACGGAACGTCCGAGTTATAAATCAAACGTCGCACGT